GAAAATTCTTTTTGTTGTTAATTCATCAGCATGACCCATCACTTCACAAACATCTTTTGCATCCATCTTTGCAGCAATCAAAAGACTTGCAAAAAAGTGCCTGAGTAAATGCCAATTGATGTAATCAATACCAGCCTTCTCACAAACAAAATGTAAATGCTCTCTAAATCTGGCTTCGCTTTGGATTTTATTTTTTCTGCTCCCCCAGATCAAATCAGAGGGAGATTTAAACTTTGTATTTAATTTATGTTCTTTTAAAAACACTAACAAATCTGGATCTAAATCAATAATTCTTTCACCAGGATCTTCATCCCTCAATTCACCAGCTTTTGTTCTATGCTTAATTTTTGTTTCTGTTTTCCAAACTCCATTAACAAGTTTTTTCGGATTATAAACTGTCGATAAAATCCTCACAGTTTCATTTTCAAAATCAATATCGCCCCAACATAAGGCTCTTTGTTCGCCAAGCCTCGCACCTGTAAAAGCAGCAAAAGCTACTGCTGATTTCCAAAAGATCGTTGGAGAGGTGTCAATTAATTTATTTATAACAGCTGGTAAAATTTTTGTGCTTGAGGCTTTTTTCTTTCCTTCTAAACCTTTTACTTTCACAAGGTTTTTCGCTGATCTACCATTTCCAATTCTTAATGGATTGAATTTAACAACGCTTTCTTGCATCGCATAGTCGAGCAATTGACAAAGATTTGCATTATATTCTGATACTGTTTTTTTCGTTCTTGTCAGAGCAAGGTTATTTATAATCTCTCTTTGAACAATGCCAGCGTCAATATCCCTAACAAGCCAGCTACCAAATTTTTTCTTATTAAGTACGACCATATTCAACATAAATTCTAATCGTTTAATTTTGTTATAGTCATTTAACTTGTAATGAAATTGACCTGGCATTTCGGAAGGCACACCTGGGATTTCTTCTTTTACAAAATCTTTAAAAAGCTGTCTGAGTGTGTAGCCAAATTTATTATGAAAATGAGATGGTAATTTCTCAATTAATTTTTTTAAAAATTCTTTTCCTTCATCTTCTGTTTCATAAAATGTAACTTGGTTGACACCATTAACTTTTGGCTCGACAGATCTAAGATCTACTCTAAATCTATTCCTGGCTTTGCTAAAAACTGGCGTAATTTCTGAAATATATTTCGACATAATTTCTCCTTTTATTGACATTTATTGTCATCTTAATTGCGTGACTTGTCAATAGAAAAAGACCCAACGACTTTTTTAAAAAGTGTAACATGGCGAAACTAAAGTGTAACATGAAACCAAAATGGTCGTAGGTTCTACCGAAATCATAGAAACCCCCATGTTACTTTCATGTTACTTTTTTTCATGATACCCTTATTTTATTGACTATAATCACTTATGTCGTTGGGATCGAACCACCGACATACTATTAATATAGATCATAATACCAATAAATCAAGGGTTATAGAACATTACTGAACATTACTGAACACTACAGAACACTACTGATCTGTTACAGTTGTGTTACTCAAAAAGTAACATGAGAACGAAATGGTCGTTGGTTCCACCAAAAAAGTCGTAGGTTCTAATCAAGTATCGCCATGTTACAGTAGATCAATATGAACATACCCGAACATACAATTACCTCTGTACGGCTAAATTTTGTGACTTTTAAAGCCATGCTAAAAAAAGGTTGAAGAAATAAAATAATTACTTTAAATCAAAACTGTGTTCCTCAGTAGCTCAGCGGTAGAGCAGTTGACTGTTAATCAATTGGTCGCAAGTTCGATCCTTGCCTGGGGAGCCACAACAACCTAGAGCATTTTTAAACTTTGCTCTTTTGTTTCTTTTGTTCTTCTTGTCCAGCCTTTTCCAAAGGTCTTGAACGTGCTTAGACCCTCATAAAATTGCTGCCTTAATTCCGCAAATCTCTCTATAATGTATTTCGTAGATTGCCCCTCAACCAAGGCCAAAGTCTTTGGGCCTATTCCACCATCTGGGGTTGCCCCAATAGATTTCTGCAAGATCTTTGCCCCTCTTGATCCACTATTCACACACATATCAAACACAGACCAATCGACCCCAGAAGGTAAATCATCACATCTATTTCTATCCCAATAATTTTTTTTATAAATTGGTGCTACATCTTCCTTTGTAAGTTTTTTCATAACCTCTCTTGGTGCTGGCTTACCTGTCCATTTAGCATAAACAGCTGACGTAACCCCAAGATTAGTAGAACCTGGATTACCATGTCCATCACCATAGTTTCCAGGATCACGGCTATCTGCCGTATATCCTCCTTCATGTTTCATAAGCATATCAAAACATTTATCAAAATTACCTTCCATAATTAACCTTTCTTATTTTTTGAAATTGCTCTGCTTCCAAACCAAAAAGACATAACAGCTGCAAACAAACCTTGTGTTTCTGGTGTCCACATTAATTCAACAGCGTCTTTCCAATCTCCACCAGTTTCTAAAACTTTAATAATGATTACGACTTCAGTAGCTAGGAAGGCCACGAAAAAGAAATAAGTAATAACAGGCCGAACACTTGCCCTAAGAGCATTAATAAATCTTCCCCCATCAATGCCTCGATCATGCGTATATAAACCTTTTGTTTCTTCTATCTCTGCTTTTACATCTAAAGTTTTTAATTCGAGTTCTGATTGTAATTTTAATAATTCTATCTTGTGCTTGTGATCTTGTTTCTCTTTGAAAAAATCTAATACTTTGGGAAGAAAGCTACTACCAAATCCCAAAGCAGAACCGATTAAGCTGCTAATCATTTCTTTTCACCGTTCATCCAAATCCCAAAGCAACCTGTCAAAGCACCCATGCAAACAGATACTAGGCCACTTTGTTGAATGGTGGGATCTGCTAACCCCATGTACCAGTGTACGCTTTGATAAGTTAATATCGTTACAACCAGCATCATTAGCCTGGGAAATATTTTAAAATTATCGATGAAAGTTTGCGCCATAGTTACCTCACAAAGAGCCAGGGGGGTTGAAAAAATAAGCACCAAAGATAACTAATTAAAATGCTTAAAATGAATAGTGCTGTTCTAACTTGCATCTTGTTGTCGCTTCAGCCAAACGATGAAGCCAATGAAGCCGAAAACTGTTAAAATCAAAACGATAAGAAATGCCACTTCAATAATTTGCTGCTTCAATTTTTGCCTTTTATAAATAAGTTCTTGCCTCTGCTTTCGGATTGATCCCTCGGTTTTAATCAGCTGATCCCAGGCTTTCACCCCAAATCTTAGCTTCACAAATTGTTCAAGTTCATAGCGTTGTTTTTCTAAAGTTTTTTGAGCAACCAACGATTTCATGGCAGCTTCCTCAACACTTTCACCCGACAAAAATTTCTTATAAAATGGTGGGTTCTTAGTGCTTTTAACTGCATTGTCGATGTCACTCGAAGCGTTCATCCACCGAGATAAATCACTACCCATTGCTTCAATATCGCGCCCCATAGCAAATGCTTTTTTCAAATTGTTAAAAGCAGCAGTACTAAGACTGACAGCTGCAGCAATACTAGCAGGATCAAACATTTTAGCTGCGAATAACCAGGGATATTAATAGAAGAATTGTAGAACCAGCTGAACCAATCAAAATCATCTCTAGCCTTTTGATTGCTTTTGTGAGGGTATCTAGCCGTTCATCAGTAAGGACTTTGTGCATTTCAAAATCACTCCTCAATCTACGAATATCATCTATTTCCGTCATGGTTTGGTCGGCCACGTTGGATTATCAGGATTGCTTGTAATGTCACGCAAAGCCTGTCGGTAGGTACGCCAATTAGAAGGATCACCGCCAGCATCTTCAATTTTGTGAATTTGCCAATCGGCTTCTTCCAAAAGTTTTTTTCTTTGGGTTCTTAATTTTTCTTTTTTACGTTCTGTTGCACCGTCAATCCATGCTTGTTGTAACTTGTTATGTTCGGAGAGTTCCGATCCTGTGAGTTTTATTCTTTGACCATTCACATTTTTAAAAATATCTGTCATATCCTTATACCTTCATGCCATACAGGTGCATTGTCCCACTCGTTATATTTCCTGACGCAAAAAAGACTTTTACATCTGTAATGGTGTTACCAAAATTTCCACGAAAAGTTGATATGTATGGAGTTACCATGTAGTTATCTATAGAAAAATAAGAGCCCCCAATAATACCGCCCCCCATATAAGTTGCCGAATCTCGTGCATGGTAAAGCCTAATGTGTGCTGTAAGTCCCTCGTCACTTTCATTACCTATATTAAATTCAGACATACCTGATATGGCCCAACCACTGACTGTTCCCCCTGTACCATCGCCAGCAGCTTGCGAACGATAATCAGTTTGAGCAGAATCAGTCCCTTTTGTCCCAGAGTGATTATTATAAAATCCATAATACTGAGTTTCGTATGAACCACCATTCCCCATCTGCATCAGGCAATAAACATCATCAGTCGCAGGAATAAACTTTTCAATGTATATATCGTAAATATCATAGGTATCACTCATATATCCTGCCAAGGCCAGAGTTGCATCATCAGAAGCCGAAACTGAAGCCAGATGGTTTGCAAACAAGGGGGTTGTGGCAGCCTTAACTTTTCCTGTACCGTTGGGAGCTAATGTCAAGTCTCCATTTGTATTAGTGGTAGAAATGGAATTACTATCTATAGTGATATTGTCAGCAATTAAAGAACCACCTGTTATAGCTCCTGTACTTGTTATCGTAGATGAGCCTGTGTCAATGCTCCCAAAACCCGAAGTGATTGACCCACTATTCAAAGCACCTGTTGTCACAATATCTGAACCCCCAGCAAGAGGTGAATATAACGATCCTAAAGCTGTGCCATTTAATGAAATGGCATCAGCCTCTAAAGAACCATGAAAATAAGCATCTTTGAATTGCAACCCAGAAGAACCCAAATCCACATCAGCATCTGTGACAGGCAAGATTGCACCGTCCACGATTTTCACCTGGTCAGCACCTTCAGCCCTAAAAATAAGCGTATTATCTGTAGCAAAATCAATATCGTTGTCGGCATCTCGACCAATCACTAAACTTGTATTTGTAATGGATGTTATACCTGTTTGTGTAGCATTAAGAGTAAAGGTTAAATCGTATGGATCACCATCAGTTCCATTGTCAACATCTGTCCAATCAATATCTATACCACCACCTTCAACAAACTTTACTTCTTTGTCTTTGGTAATCTGGACTTCTGTTCCATCACCATCTTCTAGTACAAATTGCATCTCACTAGATTGACTGTCCACATAAGCTTTTACCGATTGTTGGGTAGGTATTAAAGTAGCACTATCGCTACTCATGTTATCTTCATCAACAAAGGCTGTTGCTGTAATTGTTCCATCACTTAGACTTCCAAAACTAACTGTTCCAGACGCAGTTAAAGTAGTAACATTCATTGTGTTAATATTATTAATATTTCTAGAGCTGTCTAAAATTAAAGCTTTTGAAGCTGCTCCTGTACCAGCACTAATGCCATCAATACTTTCTAGGTCATTTTCATTGATGTCAGCTGACCCAATCACAAAACTCGTTCCTGTAATCGCCCCACCGCCAATTGAACCAGTGGTGGTGATTGCAGAACTTCCAGTGTTTATCGCCCCGAAACCGCTTGTAATTGACCCAGAGTTCGATTGAAGTGGAGCCGTTGTAACCCCTGACAAAAGGCCAGCGAGTGTTCTTGCTTTTGACATTTTTTTTACTCCTTGAGGCTAGGCCAATCTTCGTTTTTCAACGAAGGCCAATTTTTATGCGTGGGCAAATCTCGCAAAGATTTGCGATAATTCTTTATTTCATCTGTCATGGTCATGTCTGCTAACCCATGATAATCCGTTGTTGCTAACAAACCATTGCGTTTGGCTCGATTGGTTTCTGCTAATGTCACTAATTCAGCTGCAGCTTTATCTGATAAAAACTTATTTTTTTCAGTGTCGTTTTTAAACTTTTCAACAATTTTCCAAGTCTGTGTATAAGAATTATCTTTCTTAACAGGATCGACTTCCTCTACCTTTTGTGTATCATTATCATGTGTAGGTGGATCAGCAAATACGAATGGAAAATACCCAAATTCCTGATACATTGCCGTTGGGATTTCTTCTGGAAAAGAAGTATTTTTATTTTGGAATTTTATATGCTGCCAGCTAACTTTTTCAAGTGAGCCGTCCTTTTTCTCAAATATCATTGTCATGGTGTACTCACATCTGTTGAAGGAAATAACCGATATTCGCCTGGCCAGATAATGCGAACCGCGCCATCTCCACCTTTTCCACCCATATGCAAGTTCGCACCAGAACCAGCACCACCGCCCCCATGACGGCCCCCAGGCCCATTGAGCTTTAAGGTTCCAGAA